ACGCAAGCATTCTGACGATGTTTATAACGCCAGAAGGCGCGCAAAAAGAGCGCTTGAAAGGTTTAACAAGCAGATAGGTTCTGCATCTGGTGAGTTAAAGAAGGAATTGCAGCAGCAGGTAGCTTCGCTAAAGCAGATTATCGAGGGCTCAAGGTATGATAGGAAGAACAAGCGATATAATGTTGATTATAGGGTAGTAGACAGACGCACAGAAGCAGTTAGAGACTTTATTGTTAAAGATAAAAGACATGCAAAGGAACTTACCGCTAAAGAAAACGAGCGCCAGAATGCAATGATGCGCGCGTATTGGGCAAGTGCGCGAAGAACAGAAGCACAAAAAGCCACAAACGCGCCACGAACACCAGAGCAGAGACTTGCAAGAGCAGAGCAGTCATTCGTGTATAAAATGACGCTTCCATTGTGGCAAGGCGGTGATGTGGAACTTAGGAATGAGAATATAATAGCTGCATTAAGTAAAATAAAGCTTGCAAATGGCAGACATATTAGCAACATGAAAGACGTCGCTGATTATTTGAAGCAATTGTATCCAAACGATTATCCCACTTATGCCGATTTTGTTGGATTTGATGTTAATAGTGAAGAGCGTAATCCAGAAGATAGCGACCCTGATGTAATCGCGCCTACGCTTTCAATGTGGCGGTCATTTGGTGCAAACGTGTGATGGCTTATGGGCAGAGAAGAATTTACGATAGCAGCCATATATGACACTGAAACAACAAACATGTATGCTGGAGTAGATTCTAGGGCGTTTCCTTGCTTGTTTATTGTCAATGATATTAGGGGAGTAGATATCAGTGACTATGAGACAGGGAGGGACGATAACATAAAGTTCTTTAGATACGAAAATGAAATGCTGGATTATATTTCATCGCTTATTGTGTGGGGTAGTGAAACGAATAGGGTTCCTATAATTGCTGCCTACAATCTCATGTTCGATTTACAGCCATTGATGGAAAAAATAGCTGGGTCGTATAAGGTCAAAGTCAAGGCTCAATCTTCTACACATGTGTATGTTTTGGATTTGGTAGATGATGAAGATAAAATTTTGCTTAGGTTCTGGGAAACATGGTATCTAGAAATGCGAGGGCTTTCTGCAATGGGCGAAACATGCGGATTACCTAAAGCAGTTGGCGATTGGGATTATTCTTTGATAAGGACGCCAGAAACGTATCTGACAAAGGAAGAAATGTTCTATGCTGGAAGGGATACGCAGGTAATCCCAGATTATTTGAAATATTTGTTGCATTCAAATGATTGGTTAAAGCAGTCGGATTTTGGCATTACAGTTCTTACAAAGACTTCGCTAGTAAGACAAATGGCAAAACATAAGATAGGCAACATTAGATATTCTAAGAATAATGGAAAGTCTATAACACAATCTAAGATGTTTAATATGTTGTGTAAGGAAGAGATGCCATATTCTTTTAAGTGTTATGGGCTTAGAAAGGCATGTTTTCGCGGAGGGCTCACCTTTACAAGTGCAAGGTATGCTGGTGTAGTTGTAAAGAATGTTGCCAGTCTAGATGTTACTAGTATGCATCATGCTTTTATAAATGGTCGTTATGTTCCAACTAAGTTCAAGCCAGCAAATGATAAATTATTAGAGAATGCATATAATCATATAGTAAATCAAGTAACAATTGTTGATGTTCTTGAAAATTATCACAGACCTTTTAATGTTGCTTTTCATATGCAGATTAGGCTTGATAATATAAGGCTTAAATCTGACAGTTGTTTTGAGAAGTGGGGAATTGCGATTCTGCCTAGTGCCAAATTCAGGTTGAAGGCCGAAAGAATGCTTAATGATGAGGCAGTAAATGAAGCAAACATGTACGCGGAGACTATGAACAGACTTTCTGGATATGTTGATAGGGTAGAAAATGGTGTCTTTGCTTTTGGAAAATTGTACAAAGCAGATAGCATAACAATATATGTTTCTGAAGTGGAATTATTTGCGCTTAGTAGAGTCTATGAATGGGATAGTCATAAATGTATATTTGGCGAGGTAACACAAAAGTTTGATAGACCACCTGATTACGTAACGTTACAAAGTAATTTGTTGTTTGGCATGAAAACTGATGTAAAGAACATATTGAAGAAGTATCATAAGGGAACGTCATACGAAGATGATATACCTGATACAATTCCAGACGGTTTGGCATTTCAGATTAGGCATGGTGCAATAAGCGAGCACTCTCTGGAAAGTTATTATGTGTCTACGGTTAAAGGACAATTCAATTCAATATATGGTACAATGGCACAAGACATTTATAAGCCCGATTTTATGGTGGAAAGTGATGGTGAATTGCATGTTGATAAAGACACACAAGTTACAGAAAGTAATTGGGAAGATATGCAGCCAGATTATTCTAAGGTTTTGTATACTTATGGCTTACGTATTGTGGGTGGCTCTAGATTGCATCTTATTATTGCGATGGAATTGTTATATAAGGCGTTTGGGGATAGTGTTATTGTTACTGGTGGCGATACTGATTCTATGAAGGTAAGTTGTGAAGAGTCAATTACTGACGATGATTTGTTGCGAGCTTTGGAGCCGTTGCATACTGCAATTACCAGAGCGATAAATCTTACCATGGAAAGGGTGCGAGAAGAGTATCCGCAATATGCAAGTAATTTGAAGAACATAGGATGTTTTGAGGTTGAGAATTGCGGTACAGCAAAGCGTTATAAGTTGCATATGGAAGCGTGGAACAAAGCTAGGATATCTATTGATTCTGATAATAAGGTACATTTAACATGTGCTGGTTTGCCTAGGCCAGATGGTTTGTACACTATTGAGAATTTTGCGAATGACATGTTGCTTTCGTATCCACCTGAAAAAGTGTTGCCATTATGTTTGGGATATAATGAGTTCGTAAAGCCTTGTCTAAGTTTCTCGCTTGAAACTCATCATCCAAAACCTACAGATGTATTTGATTCTTGGGTGACAGATTATCGTGGTATAAAAAGGCATGTTGTAGCGCATGAAAGTAATGCACTTTATGCAGCTGCAAGGGTGCTTGGAGATTTGAACAAAAGCGTTAACAGAGATTCTATAACTTATGTAATGAATGAATATAACAGAAACATTGATGATAGAGAGAAGATATTAGATTTAGATAAAGAAGGTAATCCGTGCATTTATATCGACGGCAACTTGTATATGAAGGGAGTGAGGCATTTTGAGTAAGTATTATGATTGGAACAAGACTCTAGCTTATGACGCAGACGTTACTATGGTAGTTGGAGCGCGAGGAATTGGTAAAACGTATGGCGTTAGGTTGCAATGCATAAGGGACTATATAAAGAACGGTTTTAGATTTGTTGAATTGGTTAGATATAAGAACGAGCTTTCTGGTGTTTCTTCTGGATACTTTGATAGGGTAGAATCAAATAAGGAATTTCCAGAGTATGTGTTTAAGACAGATTCCAATATGGCATTTATTGCGCCTAAGCCAGAAGGTGATGATAAGCCTAAATGGGAACTTATCGGGTATTTTCTTGCATTAAGCCAAGCGCAGGCCATTAAAAAGAGAACTTTTGACAATGTAAAGAGAATTATTTTCGATGAAGCTATTCTTGATAAGACTGACAAGTTTCATCATTATCTTCCGCGTGAATTTACTATTCTTGCAAACATTGTTGATACTGTATCGCGTGAGAGAGCAGACACAAAGGGAATTTCGCCCAGACTTTATTTGCTTGGAAATGCCTTGGACGTTATGAATCCATATTTTATGCATTATAACGTGGGAATACCTAAGTATGGTTATACGTGGCATAATGGCAAGACAATGATATTGCATTATGTGCAAGATGCAGAGTATTCCAAGCACAAAGCCGCAGATACGGTTGCGGGCCGAATGTTGGCAGGCACAGAAGAAGGTTCGATAGCAAGCAATAATGAGTTTGCAAAGATGAACGATGATTTCGTAATGAAAAAGACAAAAGAAGCGAAGTTTTCGTTTGGCATAAAATATAACGGATATAGTTATGCTATCTGGGCCGATTGGAGCAATGGATATTACTTTGTTACTTCTAGAATACCTAAAAATACTGACAAGCCTATATTTGCACTAACAGTTGATGATAATAGGTTGAATTATATTGCAGCCAGACGCGCAGAAGCAATGTTGCAGGGATTTGTAGAGTTACATTATGCAGGTGTAATTCGTTATGAATCAATTCCTATCAGGGAAAGATTCAAGGAGATTCTTAATCTGTTTGGAGTGAGGTAACTATGGCAAATATTAATACGCCTAATTATTATAAGACTGGGAAAATCGAATGCATCAACGCTATGGAAGATATCTGGGGCGAGGAAGCCGTAGGTATATTCTGCAAGCTCAATGCGTTTAAGTATCTTTATAGAGCTGGCAACAAATATGGTAATAGCGAGCGTAGCGACATACAAAAGGCAATAGACTATCTTGTAATGTACAGGGATAGCTACCTTGACGAGCAAGACGATTAGATGTAAGCTGATAGTGTCATGCGAGAGCATAGTTTAACGCGAACAAGTAGATGTAACTGGATGTCACGTTTGGAATATAACGCCAGTTCATCGGGACCTTGACAATCCTTTTAGTTTGCACTATGCATCCTTGTGTGATAGTATTGCCCTATACGGAGTGCTTTGCATATCCGTATAGGGCTATTTTTATAGTGCTATTATTTAAGAAAGGATAGAAATGGCTGAAAATGATGTTGTAAGGGCTGCAACCGGAACTGACGAAACTAACAATGAATCTGCGAGTAATAACAATGTCAATGATTCCGATAGCACTAGTTCCGATAGCAATGTTTCTACTGATAATTCTTCTAATGATTCTATTATGCAAATTCTGAGCAGCATCAAGGATGAACAAGCATCTCTGCGAGCACAGCTTATTTCTATGAAGGATAGTATCTCGCAGTTTGTCGATGCTGGCGGTGTGATTAGGGAGGATGATAACGTTCCATCAATTGACGATGATGAATCTAACGATTACGTACCTATTGAAGAACTTGATTTGAACATTTAGGAAGGTAGTAAATTATGGCAACCAATAATAGTACCATTCTTACTAGCGTTTGGCTCAACGCAACCAATGATTATCAGCAGCGCATTCCAAATCCCACACAGAGCAAGATTAGCGCAACTGTCAAGGCACTTTTTGACCCCATGAACAAGGCTTATTTTAATCAGTTCATGGATGTGCTTGTTAATCGCATTGCTTTTACGTATGTTCGCGGTAAGGAATGGAATAACGTTCTCGCGCCGTTTAAGGGTGCAAAGGTAAACTACGGCAGCACTATTCAGGAAGTTGCGCCTAAGTGGATTCGTGCGCATAGCTACGATGATGAAGCCGAAACTCTGCTCAAGTTGCATAGGCCAGAAGCGCAGAGCTGGTATCATTCCCAGAACAGGCGCGACCAATACGCAATTACTATCAACTATGACGAGCTTCGTACTGCATTCACGGACGAGTACGGTTTGAATTCGCTTATCTCGCAGATTATGACTGTTCCTATGAGCAGCGATAACTATGACGAGTATCGCATTATGCTTCAGTTGCTTGCCGAGTACAATAATTCTTGGGGCTTTTACAAGCATCATCTTTCTGGTGTTCCTTCTGATGATGCTACTGGCAAGGAATTCCTTAAGGCTGTTAGAACTTATGCTGGCAAGTTGAACTTCCCTTCCACGCTTTATAATGCGCAGTCTGTTACCGATATTCCAGTGTTTGCTAAGAACGATGAACTTGTACTGTTCACTACGCCAGATATTCAGGCTACCTTGGATGTTGATACCCTTGCGGCAGTCTTTAACATTGAGCGCGCGAATATCCAGCAGCGTACCGTGATTGTTGACGAGTTCCCTATTCCTAACGCAGTTGCCCTCCTTACTACGCGCGATTTCTTTGTGTGTTCTGATACTGTTTACGAGAACACTAGTTTCTGGAACCCGCAGCGTATGGACACTACCTATTGGTTGCAGCATTGGGGTATCTATTCCGTTTCGCCGTTTGTTCCCGCAATTCTGTTTACTACTGATGCAGGAACTACTGTTTCTAACATTACGCAGACTGTTACTGGCATTTCGGTGACGGCAGATACGGCAACGGCAGATGCAGGCTCTGATGTTGGTATTACTGTTGCGCTTACTGGCACTATTACGGCAAACAATGATGACATTGTTGTTGCGCCTAATGCAGCTACTTATGAGCTTTCCGCGGCAGATGGTAATGGTAAGGCGTATGAGCTTACTGCTGTTACGCGAGTTGATGAATATGGTATTCTTCACATTTCGCGTAAGGTTGCAAGCGGAACCGTTATTACTGTAAAGGCTACTGCAACCTATGTTAATCCTAGCGGCGCTTCTCAGGTTTATAGCGGGACTACTACTGTTACTGTTAATTAGTATTTAACTAGACATATTCCTTTACTTAGGTGGGGAGTTAGGTACGTGCCGCCTAACTCCCCACAGTTTAGGGGGTGTAATATGAGTTATAATGATGCACAGTTTCCGCACCTAAATGATACGGAGTTTCCGAACCTTTCAAACATGGACGTATATAAGTATCAGAATACGTTCGATTATAAGCGATGGTCTGATGGAACTAGGATTTATCTTTGTAATGTACTTTTTAACAGTGATTACAAGGATGTTGTAAAGTTCAAGAACGATATCGAGCGAGACAATTATTTTGACAAGCTCAATTCTTACACAGTAGAGCTAAAGACTAGGTTTCATGTTGCGCCAGATAATTCGGTAAAAATTCCAGTGCCTTACACGGTTGCTTCAAAATACAATTACCTTTATGTAGATTTGCCTACAATGACTAGCGACAATGAGCCTATTAATTATGAGTCTAATAGGCGCGAGCATAGGTATTTCTATTTTATCAATGATGTTGTACAGCTGGCCCCCAGCTCAACCATGCTTATCGTGGCAATTGATAATTGGACCACATTTATTAATGATGTTGATATTCCTTATATCATGCTTGAACGTGGACATGCACCTATGCATGTAACTAACGTCGAGCAATACCTCAACAATCCTATCGAAAACAATCAATATCTTCTCGCGCCAGACTTTGACTTTGCAAACGGAGTAGATTCTGTAAAAACTAGCGAGTTCGTTCCAGTGAACAATGGCGAGAAATACATCATGTTTGCTACTACCATGAGCGAGTCACAGGTAAAGGCACAAAAATATCCAGACGCTATCAACGGAAATACAACGCCAGCAACCTTTTCAAATGCAAACGCAAGAAATGGATACCAATATATAGTCAATGGATACGATTGGAACTTGGGTGATTACGACTATAATAACATGCAAGTTGACAGTACGCCAATGCATAGCTTTGACGGCTCTATTCCAAACAACACAACTGTTATTGCAGTAAAGGCAAGCAACGCGCGACCAATGTTTGAATATATGAGTAAGCATATTCCGTTCTTTTATAAGACTATTATGGCTTGCTTTATGGTTGACGACACCATGTTTAACAAGGGAGAGCAATTTACATTCTGCAATGTTACTTGCTTTACTGTAAGGCCAGCTAGCGATAGCATCATTCACACATTGAAGCTTACTAAAGACAAGTTTGGCTATAATACTAAGTACGCCAAAATCACTAAACTTTACACGTATCCGTATGCGCATATTGAAGTTACCGATAACAATGGCAATGTAAAGACCTTCAGAATTGAGAATACAAGCAATGTAGAAATGCATAAGGATGTTAGCCTTGCGTTTCC